ACAAAAGTAAATGTTAACAGCAGAAGTCGTTGAAGGCTTCGTCGGAAGTATCTTGTCGAGCAAGTTCGACGACGCTGTTAAAACCCCTGATTTTCACAAAGAAGGATGGAGACTATTTACATCAAAAAATCGTATGGTCGCGTTGGCTGCCCCTCGGGGCCATGCCAAGACAACTGGTATGACCGTGAGTTATGGTTTAGCGACTCTTCTCTTTCGAGAGAGGAAATTTATGTTGCTGGTGTCGGACACGGAGAGCCAGGCAGCAATGTTCCTTGGATACTTCAAAGAACAATTACAAGAGAATACTGCCTTAGTCGAACTGTTTGGCCTGAAGAGAAATGAAAAAGGACAAGTACAGTTTATCAAGGAAACTGAAACTGACATTGTCGTGGAAATGGAAGATGGACACAAGTTTCGTGTCATTGCCAAAGGTGCAGAACAAAAGCTACGGGGACTGATTTGGAACGGCACACGTCCTGATATTATTCTTTGTGATGACATGGAGAACGATGAGCTTGTTATGAACAAGGATCGTCGGGAGAAAATGAGAAAATGGTTTTATTCTGCTCTCCTACCTTGTATTTCTTCAAAGGGAATTATCCGTGTTGTTGGTACTATTCTTCATATGGATTCCTTGCTTGAACGGCTAATGCCCAAACAGTATGACCGATGGAGTCACCAGGATCCTCTGAAGCTTTGGAGTGAAGTAAAACGCAATGGATGGCTTGGTATTAAATATCGGGCCCACACAGAAGATTTTAGTCACGTACTTTGGCCTGAAAAACACAGTGCTGAATCTCTTAGAGAGAAACGAGCAGAGTATACAGGCATGGGTATGCCAGATGTTTACTCTCAGGAATACCTTAATGTCCCTCTAGATGAGTCTGTAGCTTATTTTAAACGTGGAGATTTCATGCATTTGTCTGATGAAGACAAGCAAATGAAACTCAACTACTATATTACTGCTGACTTGGCTATTTCAGAAGCAGAACGAGCTGATTATTCTGTCTTTATTATTGCAGGAATTGATGAAAATCGTATCATTCATGTCAAAAACGTCATTCGTGAACGTTTAGATGGTCGAGAAATCGTAGATATGATTTTAGATTTACAACGTGTGTACAATCCTGAGCTATTTGGCATTGAAGAAATGCAGGTTTCCAAGTCAATTGGCCCTTTTCTTCGTGAAGAGATGATTCAACAGAACGTTTATCCCAACCTTGTGCAGCTTAAGCATGGTGGTAAGGATAAAATTGCACGAGCAAAATCTATTCAAGCCCGTATGCGTGCTAAAAGTGTGAAATTTGACAAGGGAGCAGATTGGTATCCTACTTTTGAGGATGAACTTACTAGATTTCCCCGTGATACTCACGATGACCAGGTAGATGCCTTTGCATATTTAGGTCTATTACTAAACACTCTTGTGGAAGCACCTACCAAAGAGGAAGAAGACGAGGAATTTTATTTAAATGAACTTGAATCCAGCGGATACAACTATGATGGACGAAGCGCCACAACAGGATACTGAAAACAAACAAGATACCTCGTTTGAAGCTATGCTTCAGATGAGTAATTTGGCTGAAAAACTCACAGAAGAACAGCTTAATAAAATTGGTATGGATTGTCAAGAAGGTTTTGAGCTTGATTTACGTAGCCGTGCTGATTGGGAACAGTGTCTACAAGATTGGATTGATCTTGCCAAGCAAGCTAGGGAGAACAAAAGTTTTCCCTGGTCCAATGCTAGCAATGTTAAATATCCTCTTCTTTCTACTGCAGCTATGCAGTTTGCTGCGCGTGCTTATCCTAGTCTTGTTCCCAGTAATGGTAAGATTGTCAAGTCCATTGTGATTGGCAAAGATCCTACTGGTGAAAAGTATGAAAAGTCAGAGCGTGTTTCTGAGTACATGTCTTACCAACTAATGCACGAGATGGATGGTTGGGAAGAAGACATGGACAAGATGCTCATGATGCTTCCTGTTGTTGGAACCGTATTTAAAAAGACTTTCTATGACAAAGCGGATGACCGTATTGTCTCTAAGTGTGTTCTTCCCCAGAATATTGTTGTCAACTATTGGACAAAAAACCTAGAAGATTGTGAACGTATTTCAGAAATCATTGAGATTTCTCCTCGTAAACTTAAAGAACGACAGCTTCAAAAGATTTATCTAGATGTAGATTTGGGTGATGCTCCTATGCCTGAGCGTCAGCGCATTGATTCCAACACTACACAAGACAACACCACTCCTTACGAAATTATCGAGCAACATACATTCCTTGATATCGAAAAGACTGGTTATGCTATTCCTTATATTGTAACGTTTGATCGGCAACTTGGTAAAGTTTTGAGGATCAGCCCTCGGTTTAACATTGATGATGTAACCCTAGGTGATGATAACAAAACTATTGTTAAAGTTAAGCCGCTTCAAATGTACACCAAGTTTGGCTTTGTTCCTAACCCAGATGGCGGTTTTTATGATATTGGCTTTGGTGTCCTTCTTGGCCCACTTAATGAGTCAGTAAATACTCTTATTAATCAACTTGTAGACTCTGGCTCTTTAAGCAATCTACAAAGCGGTTTCATTGGTAAGGGCCTACGTATGAAAATGGGTGATGCCCGTTTCCAACCAGGAGAATGGAAACCCGTTAATGCTACTGGTGATGACCTAAGAAAACAAATTGTTCCTCTTCCAGCTAAAGAACCTTCAGCAGTTTTATTTCAACTGATGGGGAGTTTAATTACCTCAGGTAAAGAGCTTGCTAGTGTGGCGGAAATCTTTGTTGGAAAGATGCCCGGTCAAAATACACCTGCCACAACTACAATGGCTTCTATTGAGCAGGGAATGAAAGTATTCACTGCTGTTTATAAGCGTATCTTCCGTGCTCTTAGTGAAGAATTCAAGAAGATTTTTAAACTTAACAACCAATATCTAGACCCAAACAAATACGTTGCGGTGTTAGATACAACTGTTAATCCTGAAGATTTTGATTTAAAGTCCTATGATATTTGTCCTGGTGCAGATCCCACGGCAGTATCTCAGACTGAAAAGCTGTTAAAAGCTCAAGGGCTCTTAGAAATTTTACCTATGGTTCCAGGAATGCTGGATCCTATTAAGGTGTTCTCTCGCGTGCTAGAAGCACAAGAACAACCCAATTGGCAAGACTTGTTCTCACAACAAGTACAGCAAAGTGGACAACTTCCACCTCCTCCTCCAGATCCCAAACTTATGGCTATTAAAGCTAAGATGGAAGCCGATCAGCAAAAAGCTGCTGTCGATGTTCAAGCTAAGCAAATGGATATGGAACTCAAGTCCCGCGACAAACAGCAGCAAATGCAAATGGACGCGCAGGAACATGCACAGAAAATGCAGATGGAAAAAGAATCCGCTATGCTTAAAGCAGCATCAGATATTCAAATGGCAAATGTGTTTGCCGCTACAGAGAGGGCTAAGGGCCAGCAAACTCTGCAGAATAACCAAGTAGCCCATGAGCAAAAGATGACTCAAGAGAAGGAGAAAGCAAAATTAGCCAAGAAACCGACCTCTACCAAGAGTGGAAGCACCAAGAAATAACACGTGAATTCAAAGCACGAATTCTAGATCGTTATGAAGCTGTCAAGGAAGAACTTATTCATTCATCCCTAGACACGGTGTTATACAAACAAGGTTATTTACAAGCATACCTAGATATTCTGGGAGTATTCGAAAATGATTGAAGTCAAGGGTTGTAGAATCCTAATTCGTCCTAAGTCTCTTGAAGAACACGACAAAGTTCGTGCTTCAGCAAAAGCAGTTGGTATTCAACTGTTGGACACTACAGAACGGAAAGAAGAAATCAATGTCGATCAAGGCACTGTTCTTCAAATTGGCAAACAATGCCACCCCGATTATGTAGGAGATTTAGAAGTTGGTGATGTTATTGGTTATGCCAAGTTCGGTGGGAAGTTCTTTCCTGATCCCGATAACGAAGGTAAAAACCTACTAGTCATCAATGACGAAGATGTTATTTGTGTATTTAAGGACTAATTATGACTGAAGAAACTAAGCCACAAGATGGCACTCCTCAGGAAAACACTCCTCCTGAACTAACTCCAATTGAGCAAAAAGCTCTTGATATGGGTTGGCGTCCCAAGGATCAATTTGAAGGCGAAGAAGACGACTTCATTGATGCTAAAGAATTTGTACGCCGTAAACCTCTCTTTGATAAGATTGAGACTCAGTCAAAAGAGATTAAAAATGTGCGTAAGGCTATTGATGCTCTTAAGCAACATTACACCGTTCGAGAAGAAGCTGCTGTTAATGCGGCTCTCAAGCAACTCAAAGAAGCTCGCCAAGAAGCAATTACAAACGCTGATGGTGAAGCCTTCGATAAAATTGATAGCGAAATTAAGTCTGTTGAAAAAGAACAAGAACGTTTAAAACAACTAGACAGTGTACCAGTCGATACTCCTACAGTACACCCTGAATTTGCTGCATGGTCCAACCGTAACCAATGGTATACTTCTGTTGGTTACATGCGCAAGTGGGCTGATGACTATGGGACCACCCTTTCTGCACAAGGGCTGTCTCCATCAGAAGTACTCAAGAAAGTTGAGGACGGTGTTAAAAAAGAATTCCCTCAGAAGTTTACCAATCCTAACAAGAGCAACGCTCCCTCAGTGGAGAGTGGGTCACAAAAAGCCTCAGGCTCTAAGAAGGATGATTTCGAACTATCTGACCAGGAACGTCGAATCATGAATACGTTGGTTAGTACCAAAGTCTTGACAAAAGAAGAATACATTTCGCAGCTTAAGGCCGCGAAGGGTATTAAGTAATTAGAAAGGGATTAAAATGTCTCGAAATACAACCCCTGAAGTGGCAAGTGCCCGACCCCGTCGAGTCCCAGTAGAAGGCCGTAATCGGCTTCTAATCCGTAACAAGGAACCTGGATTCGTCTACCGTATTGTCAACGATGTTGAAGACCGTGTGCTAGAATTCCAAGAGCGTGGCTATGAAATTGTGCCCCAGGAAAAGCTAGGACGTGTTGGAGATAAACGTGTGGACACTACATCCTCACCCGGTTCTAGTTCTTATCTTTCTGTCGGTCAAGGTACTAAAGCGGTCGTTATGCGTATCAAAGAAGAATGGTACAAAGAAGATCAAGCTGTAAAACAACAACGAGTCGATGATACAGAACAAACTATGAAACAAGTTAAACCTGGGGATTACGTTCCTCGGTCTTAAGTTTCTTAGGCCGTGGGTGAGTCCTCACAATCTAAATTGAAAGGATAGGCTATGGCCAATACTTCTAAAATTAGTGGCTTCCGCCCTTCTTCGAGCGCCGTTGGTGGCTCGATGCAAGGTCAGGGTCACATCTATGCTGTTCTAGCCGCGGACGCCACTGCGCTGTTCGTAGGCGATCCAGTCAAACTTGATGGCGCTGGTCACACTAATGGTGTGGCTTCTGTTACCAAGGCAACTCAGGGCGCTGCTGTTCTGGGTGTTGTAGTTGGTGTTCTTCCCGCTAAAATGGATCCAGTCTCTGGGTCTATGACTGCTGGTGCCATCACCCTCGATACGCCAGTTTATCGTCCTGCCTCTACATTCCAGTATGTTCTTGTGAATGATGATCCCTCTCAAGTGTATGAAGTTGAGGCCGTCACTGGCGCCAATGCTTCGTACTCATTTGCTGTAGCAGATATTGGCCTCAATGCCGATCTGTCTACCGTAGCTGGTTCAACAACCACCGGCGCATCGGCTGCTGCTCTTGACATGGCTACCAAGGCTACGACTGCCACTCTACAGTGGAAGATCCTAGGCTCGGTAAACCGTGTTGACAATGAGCCAACTGGCGCTGCTACTAAAGTGCTTGTTAAGATTAACAACGCTACTCTTGGTGGTGGTACTGGCGCTACTGGCGTCTAATAGGAGGATAATATGACTGGTATTGTTAATACTGGTAGTTTCGCAAAGGCCCTATGGCCAGGTGTAAATACCTGGTATGGTGATGCGTACAACCAATATCCCGTTGAATGGGATAAACTGTTCGAAAAGAACACCTCGCGTAAAGCGTTTGAAGAAGATGTCGGTGGTTCATACTTCAGCCTTGCTGTTGTAAAGTCCGAAGGCGCTCCTGTTTCCTTTGACTCTAGCCGTCAAGGTTTCACCAGCCGGTACAACCATGTGGTATATGCCCTTGGTTTTATCATCACTCGTGAGATTTATGATGACGACCAGTATGATGTAGTTGGTAAGCTCAAGGCCCAAAGCCTAGCTTTCTCAATGCGTCAGACAAAAGAAATCGTTGGTGCTAACGTTTACAACCGTGCGTTTAACACTGCCTACACAGGTGGTGACGGCTCTACTCTAATTGCTTCAGCCGGTGGTGGTGGTTCTGCCTCCCACCCCAACATTGCTGGTGGTACATTCACTAACGGTGTTGCTGCTGCTGTTGACCTCTCAGAAGCTAGCCTGGAACAAGCTGTTATTGATATCGCTGGTTTCACCAATGACCGTGGTCTAAAGATCGCTGTTCGTCCCAAGACCCTCATCATCCCCAAGGAACTCATGTTCGAGGCAACTCGTATCCTGAAGGCTGATGGTCGTACTGGTACTGACCTAAACGATCCTAACGCCCTGAAGACAATGGGTATGATTCCAGAAGTCGTTGTTAACCATTATCTGGTTGACCCCGATGCCTGGTTCCTACGCACTGACGTTCAGAACGGTCTGAAGTACTTCGAGCGTAATGGCGACGAGTTCACTATGGACGAAGACTTCGAAACAGAGAACGCCAAGTACAAGGCCCGTGCTCGCTACAGCTTCGGCTGGACTGATCCCCGTGCCATCTACGGAAGCCCAGGTGCCTGATGACAGTAAGAGATAGCAAGGAAAAATTTGCTGATTATATGAGGGAATATCGTAAAAAGAACCCTCAAAAAATGAAGCAAATTGATCTCAAGAAAAAGTTTAATATTTCTTTAGAGTTTTATTATTCTTTACTTGAAGCACAAGGAGAAGTTTGTGCTTTGTGTAAACAAAGAGAAACTAAAATAGATCCTAGATCTGGTCTTCCTTTTGCTCTTGCTGTCGATCATTGCCATAAAACTGGTAAAGTTCGCGGTTTACTTTGTATGAAGTGTAACCGCGGGCTAGGCCTTTTTGAAGACAATATTGATACTCTTATTACTGCAATCAATTACCTAAAGGAAATTTAATTATGGCAACTTTTACTGCTGCTCAAGTAGGACTAAGTTATCCAAAGGGTCGTGATCTAATCTGCAAGATTATGAAAATTAATCGTGCAGACAGTTCGACCGCTAAGATGACTATTCCAAAAGATGCTGTTATTTGTGGCGTACACGTCTACCAAGACGCTGTGGCTGTCACTGGTAACGCATCTTATAACCTTGGTTGGTCAGGTGCAACTACTTCAATTCTAAACGCTTATAGCCTTACCACTGCTGGTACAGGTCTACAAAACTCTGGCTCTGCCACGGGTACTGGCGTATTTACAAAGCTGACGCAAGATCATCTTTTAATTGGTACTTATGCTGTCGGAACATCGACCGCTGGTGGTACTGGTTATGTAGCAATTGAGTACTTTATGCCTGGTGGTCAAGAAGGTGTAGACGACTAATCTTGAAGGGCCCTCTTCCCGGGGGCCTTTCTTTTACCTCTTTAGGGAGATACAATGGGATCACATGTAGTTCGTACAGCGCCCCTTCGCACGGCGCACGTCACAGGGTTTTCAAACCCCACTGCTATTGGTAATACTGTCGCCGTTGCTGCTGTTGCAGGAGCGGCTATTCGCGTTTTAGGTATGGCCCTGGTAAATGGTGGTACAGCTAACAACGTTAAATTCCAATCAAACACCACAGATATTTCTGCTACGTTTGCTCTTGGTATCAATGGTGGTTTAGTGCTACCTTTCAATGAACATGGTTGGATGCAAACCGCTATTGGTGAAGCACTCAACACAAACCTTACTGGTGCCACTGCTGTAGGCGTCCAGCTTAGTTATATTTATGTACTTGGTGATCGGGGTTAATTATGG